GGCGGTAGATTAAGACAGCATAATATACGCATATTATTAGGCGATTCAGTAAATGTTGAAATGTCAACATACGATCTAACTAGAGGCAGGGTAGTATATCGTAATAAATAGTAGTATGAGCGATATAAGACAAACCCTAGACCTAGTTGAAGCAAAAAACACTCCCAAACTAGAACAAATTAAATTGCCATACTCACGTACAGCATTAGCACCTGTGATGAGCAGCAATACCGTTGACTATCACTACGGTAAATTATACAAAGGTTATGTTGATCGTTTTAATAAAGGCGAAGGCGATCGTAACTTTAACGAAGCCGGTGCGTACTTACACAGCATCTGGTTTAGTCAGTTTAAACGACCAGGAGTGAGTCGTCCACGTGGGCATATACTGGATTTAATTAATCGCCATCACTCTAACTTTGTAGACTTTAAAAAGAACTTTAAAGCGGAAGCAATGAAACTGCAAGGATCGGCTTGGATTTATCTAAGCAAATCAGGGCAGATCAAGACCATACGCAATCACGCTAAACGCACAGATATAGCACTATTAGTAGACTGGTGGGAACATGCCTGGGCTTTGGACTATCACTCAGATAAATCAAAGTACCTGGACAATATCTGGCGTATCATTGATTGGGATGCCGTTAATCGTAGACTATGATCACACTAACAGATTCAGCAATAGAAAAACTAAAGGATATACTCATTGAGGAAAATAACCCTGCTATCAAATTACGAGTATTTGTACAAGGTGGCGGCTGTTCGGGCATGCAATACGGTTTTACTTTAGATGATGTAATCAATGAAGATGACTGGGATTTGGATATCAACGGAGTACATGTACTGGTAGACTCAATGAGCAGTGGCTACATGCAAGGTGCTGAAATAGACTATAAAGAAGATCAGTACGGCAGTCAGTTTGTTATCAAAAATCCCAACGCAGTCACAACCTGTGGTTGCGGTAGTAGTTTTTCACCAACTTAATATACCCAGTTAATTCCTCCTCGAACACCATTGATACAAATCCTGCTAAATAAGCTATATAAGGATTTAAAATATGGCCACGTGGAGCGACTCTCTTCTTCGATATGTTTATATTGGGCAAAACCCCAATGACGGTACTGGAACTGCTGTTCGTCAATCTTTTGAATGGGTCTCTGATAACTTTCGAGCAATTTCACAGCATTTAGCAGATCCTCAATTGAGTTTTTTCAATGCAAATATTATTAATTCGTTAAATGCTGCAGAGTTATTGTCTACAAATGTTTCCATAGCCAACTTACTTGTTACCACTAGCAATACTACTGGAAATGCCACTGCTGGTAATTTAATTTCTACCACAGGTCTTTACAGCAGCGGCATTGCAAACTTCAATGGTGTCACTAACATGGGCACCATCAATCAACTTGGCCCAGTTAATCTAAGTAACAATATTATTCCCACAGCAAACTTAGCCTATGACCTTGGTAGCCCAACCGTATGGTTCAACAATGCTTACATTAAGAATCTATTTCAAACCAACGTTGTCACTATTGTTTCAGAAGCCAGTATCTTACAGTTACAAGACATATCAAACGATCAAGATGTTGGTATTCTCGCTAATCTTAATGCTACGGGTAACAACTATAGTTATTTTGGGTACGATCACCTTACCGGCGAGTTTATACATAAGTCGGCCATTGAACTAGATCCTACCACTCGTGATTATGTAGTAACTGGTGGAGTGTATGGTAGTGCCAGACTTGGTAGTTTAATTCTAAGTAATACTGTTGCTACATCAGCCAACACCTTAATAGTGTCGGGCAACACCAATGTAGATGGCAATTTATTTGTTGGTGGAAATATCTATGCCAGTGGCAATATGGTTGTAACTACAGCCACAATTTATGACATGGTGGTCACCGGCAACGTTCAAGGTAACCTGCAAGTGTCGGGCACATTGTTTTCTAGTGGCTCTGAATTGCTCAGTGTTAACACAGCAGGTCCTTACAATTTATTCTCAGGCGGTATTGTATTAGGTAATGTGTTATTCCCTGCCACCTATGATGCTGTTAGTCAGACTGATGCAGCATTTGTGGTAGCAGGCGGTGTTGGAGTCGGCGGTAACGTTATCGCCGGAGGATTCAATGGTCCATATTATGGAACTATTATTAATCCTGACCAACCTAATATTACCAATGTTGGTACACTGGGCAACTTAACAGTCACCTACACTACTACAACCAACAGACTAAATGTTCAGACCATTGGTGTTACAGATGTAACTATAACAAATAATCTTTTTATACAGTCGGGTACTATTTCTGGTGTACGCACACTAACAGCCACTGGTAATATTATCGCCGCCAATGTCAACGCAGCTATCATTGGAAACGTTGGGACTACATTAACTGGTACACTGAACACAGCCGCACAACCAGGACTCACTAGTCTTGGTAACCTGACTGCATTAACTGTTAGTGGTAATATTACTGCACAAAATAGTATCGCGGTAACAAATAAAGTCACCACCGCAAACTTGCAAGTCACTGGCAACACAGTATTAGGTAACGTGTTTGCCGGCAATATCATACCTAGCGTTGGTAACATCTTTACCTTAGGTAGTCGCACCAGCTGGTGGAAAGATATTTGGCTCAATGCTGGAACTATCTATCTCGGCGGAACTCGCGTTGGTGTTGATGAAACAGGAAATTTAAATGCCAACATCAGTGGTTATGTATATGGCACAATCTATGGCAATGCTGTATACGATAATCTTAATCGTGTAGTCTCGACTAGCTCCGGCGCAGGTAATTTAACAATTAATTCCGTAACAGGTAACATTGCATTGACTGCGACAGGGCCAGGTGCAGTAACAGTTGGTAGTGCAACTGCTGTTCCTATTATCACAACCGATGCATTTGGTCGTATTACAAATTTAACTTCAGCAGCTGTATCATCTACATTGGCAACAACAGGAACCACAGGAACTGGCACAGTTTCATTAACTGGACAAACTTTGGTATTTGCCGGCAACTTTGGGGTTACTGCTGTTGCGGGTAGTCAAACTGTTACAATTGGCACTCCTCAAGATCTACGATCAAATGCCAATCCAACATTCAGTGGCGTGTTTGGACAGATAAAAACAAATGCTCAGCCATTTGTTACTAGTCTTGGCACACTAACTGGCTTGACAGTCAGTGGTGCCATAGTTCCAACATCCAACGCCGCGGCAGTAAATCTCGGTTCTACTACTGCATGGTTTAATAACATTTATGGACGTAGTGTCCAGGCCCTATACGCCGACTTGGCAGAAAATTATACCAGTGACACTGACTATGCACCCGGTACTGTTGTTGTATTTGGTGGTGACGCCGAAATAACAGTGACTTCAATTTTTGCAGATCCAAGAGTAGCTGGTGCAATTTCTACAGATCCGGCATACCTGATGAATGGCGGCGCGACTGGATTGCCAGTTGCACTACGTGGACGTGTTCCCTGCAAGGTTATTGGTCCTGTGGCTAAGGGAGATTTGTTAGTAACTTCAACGGTTCCGGGGTTTGCTGTTAGTGTGGGTCATGACAGATCTCAAGGCGCTAGTGTATTTGCTAAGTCTATAGAAACTAATTTAGATGCTGGTGAAAAAGTAATTACTGCGGTTATACTATAACATGAGTCAATTGAGTTGGATTACTCCACCGAGTACGATTGCTAATTTATTAATTGGCATTCCGTCTTCCGTAATTATACAAGCGGTTGATGCCTCCAATTATAGCGCCACACTCACATATAAAATTCTCACTGGCAGTCTACCATCGGGCCTAACCTTAAGCTCCGCTGGGGTTATTTCCGGAGTTCCGACATACACTACTGCTGCGGACAACTATTTTGTTTCACAGACATTTAATTTTACTGTGCGAGCACAAACAGCTGACGGTCGAGTTTTAGATGGAATGTTTAGTATTATATTATCTAACACAGTGAACGAGGATTTTTCTTGGATCACCGACTCTGGAAATTTAGGAACTGTGCCCGACGGAGTTTTTTACAGACTACAGTTGCAGGCGCAAAGCTCAAGTAACTTAGGAATCACCTATAAGTTTATATCAGGCGAACTGCCAAATGGCATGCAGCTGGTTTCTACTAGTAGTAGTAAGACTACAACTATGTCCAATCAGTTTACCAGTTTACCATTGACTCTGTCAGATGTAAGTAGTATCAACGTTGGCGACTATGTGTATGGTCAATATATTGCTGCAGGTACAACTGTTTATAGTATTGACAATCTTGCTAAACAAATTGTGTTAAGCACGCCGCCCACTGGCTTAATCAATGCTGGTGCTGTTATTGATTTTTATTCTCCGGGATACCTACAAGGTGTGCCTGTATTGCTAGACACCATTGCTGTAGATAGTTCCGAGCAATTTAGATTTACTATTCGCGCGACCAACAGCGCAGGACATATCAATGATAGATCCTTTAGCTTAACCATTACTAATGTGTTCGGCCCGATCATTGAACCGACTACATCTCTGCTTGGTTCATACTTTGACGGAAGCTACTTTAGTCAGCAATTATCCGTTAACGCACTTAACCCCAATGTTTCTATTTCTTGGAGCAATATTGGTATCATGCCACCAGGACTGACCTTAGATTCCAATGGTCTAATTAGTGGATACCTTGTGCCATTGCCCCCAAACGATCCAAGTCAAATTGCTGGATACGATTATGAATCCATTGATGACGTAACAGGTGCAATAGTATATCAGCAGCAGTATGACAACAATTCGTACGACTTTGGCACCACTAGTAGCAGGACGTTGAAATATAATTTTACCATCCAGGCATTTGATGGAGCCAACTACGACCTACAAGACTACGTGATTGATGTGGTAAGTCGTCCAGGCTTTACCGCAGACAACGCAAATGTTACCGCAGACAATACCTACCTAACAGTTGACCAAGGTAATGTCTACATACCGGTGCTATTAAATTCAACCACTACATTGCCTACTGCACGCCAGGACAGCTACTATGCTTACAAATTCTTAGGATATGACTTTGCTGGTGACACAATAACTTACTCTATTACCAACGTAGCAGGCACGTTTGATGCTGATCCGTTTGATCCGCTACCTCGAGACGATGGTACCAATAATACCAATGGTCAACTTGGCAGTTTCGACCATCTTGGTGATCGAGGGTCAAATCTTCCTGGGGTAATACTAGATTCACAAAGCGGTTGGTTATATGGAAAAATTAATCCGCAGACCAGCGCAATAAAAAATTACAGTTTTGGTATAACTGTCAGCAAAGTAGTGGATGGCGTAACATATGAGAGTAAATCTGTGCAATTTATTTTACCAGTACTCGGCGATGTTAATAACCTAATAGAATGGATTACACCAAGTGACCTAGGAACTATAGACAACGGTTCTGTTAGCGAACTTGACATAGTGGCCAAGAGTAGACTGGGCTTACCAATGATCTACGAACTGTACGACTATCCGGGTATTCCAGCAAAATTACCACAGGGTTTGAGTTTATTGCCCACTGGCGAAATTAGTGGACGTGTGAGTTTTCAAGCATTTGCTATTGACAACTATGCCACTACATTTGATAATGATTTAATGACTATAGATAGAATTTCAACCTTTACAGTCTATGCGCACACAGAAGATTATTCAGCAGAAACTTACAAAGAATTTAAACTTAAATTAAATATCATCGACGTCAAGCCGTATGTTAATTTATATCTGCGTGCCTTTCCGGCGTTTGATCAAAGACAAATTTATACTTCTGTAGTCAATGATCCTGAGATATTTGATCCAAACTTAATTTACCGCCCAAACGATCCTTGGTTTGGGGTAAACCAGGACATACAACTGTTGTTCTTACCTGGGTTGAATTCCAAGCAGCTTGATGAATATCAACAGGCGATTGCACTAAACCATTGGACTAAAAAATACAACTTTGGTGATATCAAGACTGCTGTGGTCTTGGACAAATCGTATAATAAAAAATACGAAGTGGTTTATATAGAAATCACTGATGCCAAAGAAGTTTATCAAAATAAAAAATACACTGGCCCAGGACTTGAATTAGACCTAACCGATGTGATAGAAAATCCCTACATCGATGCCAACGGCACTGAATACAAGATTGTTTATCCTAACAGTTCTGTTAGTATGATCAAACGATTAGAGCAGAATGTAGGATATGCCGATCAAAGCAGCTTACCGCCATGGATGACTAGTAATCAAACAGCCACAACTGGATCCGAGGCAGCATTTAATCCTCCGCTGGGTTTTACTAAAGCTGTGGTGTTGGCCTATACCATACCCGGTGCCAGTAAGCTAATAGCATATCGTTTAAAGAATGCAGGAATAAACTTTAGTAACATTGACTTTAGTGTCGATCGTTATGAAGTTGATAATTACTTTGCTCAAAACTTTGATACTGCTGATCAAGTTTACTATCAAAGTATTGAAACAACATTTGATGCCCTGCCAAAAAATAACATAGGTACTATTGTAGCTCAAGTAAATTACGCAGTCAGTGTACCATTTAAAGAAATTAACGGCCGTACATTAGAATATATTAATTCTCGCGGTGGCATTGACGGATTTCGAGTAACTCCGTTTACTGCAGGACAAACATTAATCTTTGCTAAACAAGAAGGATTTCTAGAGGCAGGTCCGTATGATGGCTGGGTTAAATTTCAAGACGGGTACATTGGTAACAGCCTAGACGGTCTCAGCAATGGCTATGGCGGAGAACCAAACTTTAACTCGTTTGATCAACATAACATTGTGTCCGGCTACTTGGAAAAAAAACAAGGTCTATCAACAGTTGATCAAAGAGGTAGTGTGTGGAAGATATCTCTATTAGACAATATTGTTGTGCTGACTTCCGTGCAAGAAATTGGGCTGTTTGATCGAGTTCAAATAACCAGTGGAAAGACCTACGCTAGTGCAGTTATGTACTACAATTCGCCAACTATTGCTGGACAAACCGTGCCATATTATGAGGTGTATTCTATCAACAAGAATGCGCTGGTTGTACCAACAACATTTAACAACGGAACTACTAAATTCTTTAGTCTCAGAGATCAGTATTATGTACCAAATAGTCAGGATAAATATTTGAAGTTCCCACAGACTGGAGTTTTTAACTAATGGCATCAAGAATCGTACCAACCAATATTGACGTTACTTATCCTATAGCGGGACAAGATAATGACACCAAAGGATTTCGTGATAATTTTAGCTCTATCAGAAATAACTTTACTGTCGCATCCAGCGAAATATCTAGCATACAGTCCACACTGAGTGTTGTACCAACTTATACTACTGTTCCCATTAGCAGTACTAGTATCGGTACCATTGGAGAAATAGCTGCAGATTCCAGAAATTTTTATGTATGTATAGGAACCAACAGTTGGGGTACAATTCCATTTGGTGTTCCGCTGGCTACTTTTCGTGCAGCAAATTTGAGTGCCAGCAGTAATGTTACTTTAACGTCCACGGATACTGTTGTTGTCTTAGACAGCACACTTGGCGGAAATATTGCCAGGGCCAATATATTTTTGCCATCAAACGTTGGCCTGGTAAATGGCCAAACATTGACTATTGCCAGTAATGTTACTGTAACCAGTGCGATTCTAAGAGTAAACGGTACTAATACTAGCCTCTATGGTAATACTGCTACAAATGCGTTTGTTCCAAATGCCAGCTTCCGTTGGGTTTACAATAGCGCCGGTGCAAATTGGTATAGAATATAACCCTGCCAAAACAAAAGATAAATACTTAATAATCCAGGATAAAATCAAATGGCATCAAACATTAACCCATACAATATCAACGGCGCTTTCCCTGTGGCGGGGCAAGATAATTCTAGCCAAGGTTTCCGTGATAATTTTACAAACATTAAGAATAACTTTTTGTTTGCACAAAATGAACTTAACGATCTGCAAGGCAAAGTCCTACTAACAGGTGCGTTAAACGGCCAGTCACTTAACAACGACATGGCTGGGGCTGTTATTAGACGTCCTCAGCTAAGTGCATGGACACAGTCATTATATGATCTTGGTGCTATTAGCACTAGTGCTACTTTAGATTTTAATCAAGCCAACTTCCAAAAAATAACTACTGCTGGGTCAATTAATTTAGAGTTTGCAAACTGGCCAACGTCAACAGGTACCGGTGCGCTAGGGTATGGATCCATGCGAGTATGGATTGTACTTAGTAGTGCATCACATACTATAACATTACCTGTCAGTGTCAGTGTCGGTGTAAATGAAATTGTTGGTTATAATCCTGCCAATAATACTATCACATTCGATGCTCCGGGCAATTTTATATTTGATTTTAGCAGTATTGATGGTGGTAACAGTTATTTAATATTTGACGCTACCCGCAATCATGCCACGTTCCGTGATCCTAGTTTTTATCTAAACAATGTTGATTCCATTAGCCCATCTTTATTAATTGGTTACAATCAAAACAGCTTACAAACCGGTCTGGCCATTGAGCAAGGGCAAGATGTAGTCAGTGTAAGAGGCAGTTTGAATTCAGTCATGATTGGCAATCTTTCCACAGTAAATGCCAATACTCTCATATACAACGATGGAATAAATTCATCACAAGGCGTAGCAGGATATTCAATCACTGCCACACGTGGTAATATCTATACTGGCACCTTTGCCAATGTTCAAAACAACGACATGCTGGGTTTCGTAAGTGCTTTTGCCTACACACCAACTGTAGGCAATACCAACCAATATTTTGTACAGACTGCAGGCATGCGTTATTATGCCACAGGTGCAAATACCTTTGGCGGCATCGGCGGTAACATAGCATTTTTTACTGCACAGTCTGGTAGAACCAATGCCAATGTAACAACACAGGCCCTGGGAATTGAAAATGATCAAAGTGCTCGTTTCTTTGGCAATGTTATAATTGATAAAAATGTGACTGCGACAGGCAATATCATAGTTGCTAACGTTTATGTTCCAACAAGTTCCAGCTCAGGCGGAACTGTTGGACAAATTAGTTACGATTCTGGCAATGTTTATATTTGCCTAGGACCAAATAACTGGAAAAAAGCTAGTTTAACAACATTCTAATTAATCATCAAAACCACTTGACTCCTTGTGATAATTGCTATATAATTATACAAGGAGTTTTCATTTATGCATCCATTAGCCCCAGACCTTAGTAAGTTGAGTTTAGATGAGCTTAATAGTAAGTATGGTGATTTACTAAAGCGTATAACCTATGCATATCGCATTGGGCAAACTGATATGATACAGCAAATACAGATGTTGATGGAAGACTACCAAAACGAAATACAACTACGCAATAACAAGGTTTTAGCCGATATGGAAAAGAATTCCAAAAACTTTAAAAACATTATCGATATACAATGAAGTTTGATCAATATGGACGGGCATACACAACAGAAAATGAACTCTGTGACATGCTGTACCAAAACCCCAGTTTAAATCTTGCTAGTTTTTTTGTGGAGGACCCAACTCAATACAATCGTGCCTGTATGGATACCTATTCAGAATTACCGTTACTTGATGAGTATACTCCGTATGATGTTACAGTTGAAGAATTTGATAAACAACTACAAAGCCATTGGCGTATGCCCAAAGAGTATCAGGAGTTAAACATTGCCGAACATGTATTGAGTTTATGTACAACCGACGCTGAATTACAGCGTGTTGGCGAAGAATTACTTTTGTATCAAGAACGTGACTTATTTGATTTATTACAGTATCTTAAATACTTTGTAGATACCATGCGAACAAATAATGTAGTATGGGGCCTAGGTAGAGGTTCAAGTACAGCCAGTTATGTGTTATATTTGCTGGGAGTACACCGGATCAATAGTTTATACTATGATCTTCCGATTGAAGAATTTTTGAAGTAAACTGGGTAGTTTATAAATACCCATAACAGGAGAATTAAATGTCAAGAGTATACAAAACAGCAAGAGGCAAACAGGTTGACATAGACAGAATTAAGTTGTCTAACGAAACCGCTATTGCAATTGGTAATATGAAAGTCAATGCACGCGGAGACCTAATAGGCGCAGGCGGGCAAATTGCGGCCGGTCGTAATCAAATTATGGATCGGACCTATGCTGTTAGCGAAGGGTATAGTCCAAATACTTCTGCTGAAGTTGCTAAACGTCAAGCTGCTGCAGATGCAACCAAGGCCAAGGCCCTGCATGATTTAGTTAATAATTTGGTTGAGCCCAGTGTTGGTGAACCCGTGGTGGATCCAGACAAACCCGCAACTACAGCACGTCGTGGAGCATTAGCTAATAGTGTTGCTAAACCAACTACAGTTAATCAAGGTCCATCCGTAGATCCACGTAAACCAAAAGGCCCATCGAGAATATAATATGGCAGTTGAAAATCCGTTTGACACTAAAACCCTGTGGCAATCAACCAATGAGATTCCGGGCCTTCGCGCCTTACACGATCATATTATAGTTCGTGACATGAGTTTTGATCTGCGACAGTTGGCCAGTGGTATTGTACTATTAGGCGATGATGGTAAAACTGATGGCATTCGCCCACGCTGGGCCAAAGTGTACGAAATTGGCCCAGACCAGCAAGATGTTGCCATCGGGCAATGGGTTCTAATCGAACATGGTCGCTGGACTCGCGGGCTTAAAGTTTCCATTGAAGGTGAGGAGTTTGTTATACGTCGTGCCGACCCCAATGGAATCATTTTTGCACAGGATGAAGAACCAGACACAATGGAAACCGTTTCAACCGCTGTCCATGCTGAGCGTAAACGTAGAGAGCAATACAACTAATGCCAATGTACGAAACTACAGTACGGACACCTGCCGGGGAAACCAAAGAGCGAGTGTTTGCATCAACCGCACAAGAAGCAAAAAAGTTGCTGGAACAACGTCACGGCCCCCGCAACGTTCCTTATATTCCACACATGATTCCAAGTTAAAATGGGATTTCGTAAACCCGATCTTAATTCAGCATACTCTGTTATACGCAACAGTTTGGGCGAAATACGTAGTCCTTACAATGACGGATGGACAAGTAGTTCTTGCAAACACGAATTGTATATGTTAAAATGTTGGCTAGAAGAAGAATATAGTCAGTTGCCAAAATTTGTCGGAGAAGAACTGTGGGAACAAGAACAAATAGTAGAAATACTCAAAAGATAAATTGTAGCACTTGCGGTCAAGAGTATACACCCATGTGTGACTTTATGCAAGGTCGTTGTCCTCATCATCCAAGTATGTTGGATAGTATTTTATCTGATCCATATAAATCACGTTTTAAAAACATTATCGATCTATTCAAAGGAAAATCAAAATGCAAGTAAAAACAAACCCAACCGGTAAGATTGGTACATGTGGATGTGGTCGCAGTCCCACAGGTAATTGCATAGGTTGGCATGCCCTGAGCGAAGAAAATTATCGCATTAAACTAGCCGAACACGAAACAAAAGAAAATCTCAACAGCCAACCAATGGGTGACAAATGATCAAGCGCATTACCGAACTTGCAAAAAAAGCTGGCATCGAACCAGCAACCAACAGCGTAGGTATGCCGATTTTAGTAGCAACCAAAGACGGTAAGCTAGCAGATCCCAAGGATGCTTTGGAAACATTTGCCAAGTTAATTGCCAACGAGTGTGTTACAATAGCTGATACAACAATTATTAAACAAACATTTGGGATAACAGAATGAAAGAACTCTGGACAGAAAAGTATCGTCCTAAAACAGTAGCAGACTATGTGTTCACCGATGCCAATCAAAGACAACAAGTAGATGCATGGATTAAAGAAGGTGCTATCCCGCATATATTGTTAAGCGGTAGTCCGGGCACAGGTAAAACCACATTGGCCAAGGTGTTGATCAATGAGCTAGGTATTGAAGAATACGACACATTACATATCAATGCTAGCCGAGATAACGGTGTGGACTTTATTAAAACTCGTGTAGAAGGCTTTGTTAGTACAATGCCGTTTGGCCCATTTAAGGTTGTGTTGCTGGACGAGGCCGACTATTTGACCCACAATGCGCAGGCGATCATGCGTGGACTTATGGAAACATATCAAGAGTCAGCCCGCTTTATTTTAACTTGCAATATGCCGCACAAGATTATTCCAGCATTGCATAGTCGTTGCCAGGGTTTCCATATTGACAAGTCGGATGTAACAGAGTTTACAGCCAGGGCGGCCACTGTGTTAGTCACCGAAGGTGCAGAGTTTGAATTAGACACACTAGACAGTTATGTCAAAGCAACATATCCAGATTTACGTAAATGTTTAAATTTGTTACAGGCCAACAGCACAACAGGCACACTAAACACCCCGGGCGAAAATGATCGCGGTATCAAAGATTGGAAACTCGACGCAGTAAATTATTTTAAGTCCGGTAAGATTGTAGAAGGGCGCAAGGCAATTTGTGCCCAAGCCGGCAGTGAAGACATGGATGAACTGTTCCGTTGGATGTATGATAACTTAGAACTGTGGTCAAAAACACAGGAAGGACAAGACTCGGCAATCCTGGCAATACGCAAAGGCCTGGTTAATCATCCCATGTGTGCCGATCCAGAAATTAACTTGTCGGCGACCTTAATTGAACTAACTCAGATAGGATAATATGAAAATCAAAGACCTACATTTGATTGCGTTTTACGTACAAAAACCTAAACCGGGTGTGCAAACACAAATCGCTGGCTGGATGAAAGATCCTAAAAACTTTCAATATGATGAACGTGTTGAATTTACAAAAGGACTGAGTAGTAAAGATCAACAATATGCCGGTGTTGTGTTGAATCTTGCTAAAAAAACTGTTGTACAAAATCGGTATGATGCTGAACAGCGTGATTTTGATGCGTTGTTTAAATATTTTTTAGAAGCATATCCGAAAGAAGTTGCCACTGTCATGTCCGAACTTGATTTAGAATATCTTAAACAGTTTATTCCAGCAGAAGAGGAAACCAAAGTTGAAGAAATTCCAACTCAGTGACAGCGGTGCCCGCGGTTGGTTCATTGGTGACTTTCCCGAAGCTGTAGTACGTACCAAAGACTTCGAAGTATGCTGGCAAGTAGATTGCCAAGATATACCACAAGCAGATCACTATCATAAAATAATAACCGAAGTACAATTGGTAGTTCGTGGATGTTTAGTAGTCAATGGAGAAGAGTTCGGCCCCGGCGATATATGTGTACTTGAGCCCGGTGAAGAATATCGGAGTCACTACCTTGAACCAACAGATGTTATAGCAGTAAAATTCCCAAGCATACCCAACGATAAATATTACATATGAGCATGTTTGATATGTACAAGACCAAAAAGAAAAGGGCTGTGGATCCCAATGCACCACCACGTCCTAACTTGCTTAATCACGAAAAACGTATCAAAGATGCCAGCGTAACAGTAGAACAGTTACAACAACAAAATCAAGATCTAAGACGCAGGATGGACGAACTAGAGTCCAAAATGATCAGTCAAACTGCATATCTTAACCAATTACACCAATACATCGCTAGAGTCAATCGCGGTTGACCGATAAATCCATTTCATGCTATAATGTAGTATGAAATCGGATATTGGACAGATCAAATGAGCAAATCTAAATCGTTCCCAACTTTAGAAGTAGTTGCCGGTGCTGTTGCGGCCTATGCCCATAACAGTTCTCAAGTGGTACGCAATACTGTGCATGACAATGGTGCCAGAACAGATTCAAATCGCCAGTTAATTGCTGATTGTTTTGAAGGAATGAAACGACCATTTGTCATCAATGATTTCCATCGCAAAGAAGCTGAGGACATCATACAGTATCTCCAGCAGACAGTAATACTGCAAAGCCTTAGAGGCTCGGCAGATCGTTTCTTGGGCCAAACTACCGAACTGTTATCTAATCAAGAAATCTCTACTAAAGATTTTGGCATTATTGCCTGGGCTCCCAAATTGGCCGACGACTATCAACGTAAAGATCGTATTCGTGAAGTCAGTGCTCGTTATGAGACCCATAGCAGGTATGTTGGCCATGTACGTGATCGTATTACCACAGACTTTACACTTATCGAAAAACGTTATATCAAATCAATGGATTGTTGGGCTGTGTACGGAGTAGACGACGGAGACAATTTACTTTTTTATTGGGCTCGCACACTAGACAAGATTTGTGAAGTAGGCAAGATTACAGCTCGTATCAAAGACCACAGAGAGGATCAGCATCGCGGTAATGCTCGTGTTACTGTTTTAAATTATGTAAAGGTCATATGAAAGAAAATGTTATATTAGTTGATGCAGATGGGGTTTTACTCAATTGGGAGTATGCGTTTGAAATCTGGATGGCACAACATGGCTTTGAACAATTACCCGGTGGCGAACTAAACTATGACATGAGCATACGCTACGGTATATCAAGAGCACAAATCGTCAAGTTAATTAAAATGTTTAACGAAAGTGCCGCAGTGGGATTTCTTCCCCCCTTGCGTGATTCTATGTATTATGTAGAAAAACTACACAAGGAGCATGGCTATACTTTCCATTGTATTACCAGTGTAAGTTTAGATCCCAATGCTATTAAATTACGTGAAATGAATTTACACAAATTATTTGGAGAAACCGCATTTCCAAAGGTCATATGTTTAGACACAGGTGCTCCGAAAGATACAGCATTATATCAGTATAGGGATACCGGATGCTGGTGGATCGAAGATAAGGTCGAAAACGCAGAGCTAGGGGCCAGCCTGGGCCTCAACAGTTTATTAATGGAGCACGGACATAATATGACTCATTATCATAAAGATGTCCGTACCGTTAAAAACTGGAAAGAAGTTTACGAGTTAATCGTTGGCTAGACTTCCCGGTAGATTTTAAGTATTTCAAGCACAGCAGGGTGGCGTTGTATATCTCGGTGATCGAACTCAATACCGGATACATATTTACAACGACTGTAGTCTTCAACCAAGCGTTGGAAATCTAGCAATCCGTTGTCATCATCCCTGCGGTCTGCCTGACGGGTATCTCCAGTCACTACCATTTTACTGCCTTCGCCTAATCGCGTGAGTAACATTTTCATCTGACTTGGGGTCGCGTTTTGCATTTCGTCTGCAATAATCCACGAGTTTTTAAATGTTCTACCTCTCATGTATGCCAGTGGAGAAATCTCAATTATATGATCATCTAGCATTTTTGCGATTTCGCTTTGGCGATAGTATTCGCCAATGATGTCAAATATGGGTCTTGTCCACGGAGCCATCTTTTCATTTAGATCTCCGGGTAAAAATCCATGTTGTTCATCGTCAACTCCTACAGCTGGTCTGGTAACCACAATACGATCGATTGCACCGGCTCTATATGCTTTTAGCGCGGCTAATACTGCCAGCATGGTCTTGCCAGTGCCGGCAGGACCCGTAGCAAAAACGATTAGTTTCTCCGGGTCAGTAAGTAGATCTATATAGGTTTCTTGTGTTAGACTCTTGGGCAAGAGTTGGATCGGACGGTTTTGTGGTTTTTGATACACATCTATCCGTACTGCATTATTACTTTTAAAGCTGCTTGTACTACCATTTACAACTAGAGCTTCTGCTCTTTTTTGCCGTTTAGACAATGTTGCCTCCTGTTTGAAGTGTAGTAGCGTCGTGCAATCTACACAAATATTTAGGCCTTAATCGAATAAGCAAAAACTGCGTGTTTATGCCGTTGCAGCCCGGGCTAAGTATTAGACTACCGTCGTTGTTATATCTAGGAGCCCGGGCTCCTATTTTAATAAATAAAGTATAACCTATTAAAATTATGACAGCCAACATCCGCGACTTACTTACAAATACCAAAGACATCTTTATGACAGATTCAGCAGTCAATACTCTGCTGGACTTCGAACGTGTGCTTGATGAGTTAGATTTATATGCTTTTGCCAATTGGAAAAGCGGCGAATTGGTAGAAGGACCAACTTACGAGAAATACTTTGTCAAGTGTATCTTTATGTGGCCTTACAAAAAAATGCCCGACCCACGTGGGGCAAAGCGCCTGGCAGATTATGACTGTGAAATTAATTTTAAGAAAGATTTTTTTGAACACCCAGATACCATTAAAACGCCAAATGATTTCAGACCAGGGACCAAAGTTCCTAAAATGAAACGTAGTCCTGTGTGGTTAGTTAGCATTGTCATGCCTAGAAAATTAATGCAAGACATCGAACAAGGCGCACTAGAATTAGAATCAGGCACGATTGACATGGAGGACATTGATCAAGCATATCAAACCGGCGCCGACGACGATATAACAGATCAACAAAGTAATATCGATCAAGAAATAAATCAAAGTCAACAGGGGCCACAAAATGCACCAGCTATTTGAAGGACTGGAAGCCGGCGACCTTAAACGCCTGATACATCCAGAATTACACATTGATGAATTTAAGAGCAAGCTAGGTGATGATCAAGATGTTGTGGTTGTTAGTTTTAAAGTAGACTCAAAAGAACCAGCAAATGATCTAGTAGCGTTTGTTGAAAAAGGCTACGACTGGATCCTAGATGCTGATGTCAGCTCCGGCGAGATGGAGGATGGTAGCTATATTGTGTTTGTTGAATTGGATCGCAATGAAAAAGTTGCTGATAACATTATAGAACTAATAAATGATATAACAAACCTAACAGAACAACAAATTGAGGATTGGCGTGTTCGTTATTACAAGAGTCACAAGGAAACTCGATTGAGTTTGGAAGCACTACACGACTTAATACCCAATAGTCCAGAAGCATACGAAAAGCAGTACGGACAAGAAGAGATTGATCAATTAAAAACTGCCGCCGGAGTAGAAGTAACTACCAAAGCACCTAAAAACGATTATACGGAGAGCTTAAAGGCAGCAGCAGGAATTCGATAAGGAGGCATTATGGCCGCAAAAGGTAGCAATCAAAAAAGCAGAGTAGCAAATCCAATGTTAACCAAAAACGGCAATGCACGTTTAGGTCCTCTTAACATAACACAATTAAATAAATTGTTAGAAACCACGCAGAGAGTCAAGGTCAAGGCCAAGATTACTCGCGAGATTCTACGCAAAGAAAAAATAAAGGAGAAATTAAATGGCGTTTCAGTTTAACTTTACAAAAGATCAATTGCAACAAATTATTCCGCAGAATCAACACTTGGACCATTGGTTTGAAGCATTAGAAAAAATTCTGCCAGATTATGAAATTGACACCCCAGCACGAGTAGCAGCTTTCCTGGCTCAGTGTGCTCACGAATCTGGTGGCTTTAATGCTATTCAAGAAAACTTAAATTATCGTGCTGTTACCTTACGCAAAGTGTTCCCTAAGTATTTTCCAACAGATGCATTGGCTGAAGACTATGCTGGTCGTCCCAACAAGGCAGAAGCTATTGCCAATCGTGTTTATGCTAGTCGCATGGGCAACGGTGATGAAGCAAGCGGCGATGGCTATCGTTATTGTGGTCGTGGACTAATACAGTTAACTGGTAAAAGCAACTATAGTCGTTTTGCTGAAAGTATCGACACGCCTGTAGAAGAAATTACAGAGTTCCTGCAAACATTTGAAGGTTGCGTACAATCAGCAGCTTGGTTCTGGGAAGCAAACAACTTAAATCAATACGCAGACAGCGGTGATATTCTAACAATGACCAAACGTATCAACGGTGGAACAATTGGACTAGAAGATCGTAAGAAACATTACGAACACGCTCTACACGTACTTGGAGCTTAACCAATGTGGCAACTAGATTGGATGTGGAGTCTTATCCCAACTAGTGTACTTGTCTGGTTTATCAATGTAATTTTAATTGCGGGTGTCACTGGATGGGCCGCCGCGTGGATTGGTCGTTGGATTCCATTCTACGGAAGTTATGCCCAGGTATTAAAACCCATTGGCATCGTACTGGTTGTCTTGGGCGTCTTTATGAAGGGCGGTTATAGCAATGAGATGGAATGGCGTGCCAAGGTTGAAGCATTAGAAGCTAAAATTAAAGTTTCCGAACAACAAAGCAAGGATGCCAATACCAAACTATCCACGGTGGTTAAGGAAAAAAATAAAGCTATACAGGACAACAAGTATATCGTACTCGGACACATCAAACAAAGTGCTGCCAAGATCGATCATGAATGTCGATTAGATTCAGAGGCTGTTAAAATCTTAAACGAATCAGCCACAATGCCGGGGGTTAAAAAATGAAAAAATTATTAGCACTGGCATTAGCGTTGACACTAACAGGTTGTTTAAATACTCCTGTCAGTCGTCATTTCCCAGAAGTACCAGAAGAATTAAAAACGGCTTGCCCTGTCTTGGAACAAGTTGATCCAGCAACAACAAAGTTAAGTGAAGTAATTGTTGTAGTAACAAATAACTACACACAATATCACGAATGCCGAGTCAAGGTAGATGCTTGGATTGAATGGTACAAAACTCAACGGGCAATTTTTGATTCAGTAAAATGAGGAAATCATATGCCTATATTCATTAATGACGGCAATGGGGGATTAACTGACAATTGGACAGCAGTTCAAGTTGACGGACAATTTAAATTAGTACCGAGTTCAGAGGAAGAAATTGTGAATCAAGAAACTATATTAACATATTATGACACACTAACTATAAGTGATCGAGCAACATTAACTGCTTCATTACGTACAACCGAGTTGGCGATTATAGCACGTGAAAAGGCCGCACTTAAAGCACGTAATCTAGCACTGGGTGTACACACTGGTAAGACTAGAGAAGAATACAGCACCAGTGCTTGGCAGATTAAACAAGACTATCCAGATTCAGAAGATGGTGTGTATTGGATACAAAACGATACTATCAACAATGGAGATCCATTCGCTGTGTACTGCGATATGACTACCCTGGGTGGTGGTTGGACATTAGTTGTACAAAATTGTTCTGCAGACTGGACACCAGAACAAGTGTATAGTCGTACTCCTACAACTGCTCCTACACAATTGGCCACATACGACAATAGATCGGCTAGTCAAAGCTACAGTATCCTAAGTTGGGCTGACAAGATCAAACGTGCAGACTCAGGATTTGATTTTATGATCACTGCTCGTGAACACGGTTCATTAGGTGGTGCGTGGACTGCTAATGAAGCATACTCATTCATACAGACTCTTGAAGACGGCGAGCTAGGTGATGAACATTTAGGCACACCGGGCTGGCGTAAGAACATTACAGAACTAGCACGTTTTGGGTACAACGGCAATACATGGAATTACAATACTGAAGGTATGGAAGCACGTATGCCTTGGGTAGGTATTGGCATCAACTACGGTTGGTTGACCACAGACGGATTCCGTGGTGGCTGGTGGGGCACACTGATTGGTCATAATAATTGCGGATGTGATCCGGTGCCCTGGATGAGCAACATCGATGGCGGCGCACAGCCGGGCGTTGTCTGGTATTGGGTAAGATAATTAAAAGGAGAAGTTATGTTAGAAACATTATTTTGGATTGTTGTAGGTGCATTTGTTGGGTGGAATTTCCCACAGCCAGATTTTGCAAAAAGCATTCAGGCCAAGTATCTACAAAAATATATTGACAAACTAAAAACATTATTATTTTTCTGGAAATAAGTTTGTTTGTCACTAAAGAATATCATGATTGGATTTAATATGAAACGTTTATTAATTGCGTTATCAATTTTAGCATTAAACGGTTGTGCGTTATACGACGCTTACATGATGACTGGGTTTGATTCAAACGAGTATCGTATCATTACAGAAATTCGCACCGATGCTGGCATATACAAAGAACAATGCGATGCCGTAGAAGCGAGTCGTGTGAATGTTGTAGCTATAAGTCATAAAACCATGTTGTTCCAAAATTATGAATCACAGATTCCTAGAAACGCAAATGGTATCAACGCCAGTCGGGAATTAAACAAAATAGCACAAGGACTACGGGATCGTTACCGAGATCCCAAGACTCCAGTCAGTGCTACTTTTTGCAAGTTAAAGTTTACCAGCATTGAAAATTCAGCAGAAACAATACAACACGTTGTAGGGAGAAGACCGAGATGAACTTAGATAATATACAACACACATTGGCAGAAGTTGCTAACAGTGGAGATCCAATATTTGCCAAATTTGCTAACGATATTAATATGATTGTTGAGCAGGCTAAATCGGGACAAATGAGCAATAGTGAAGTAGAAGAAATTATGTCTGATGCACAAAGTCAATTGGCCATATTAGAAGATATGAGTCAATTGGCTTTTAAAGAAAAACTAAATGCTTGTATTAATGGTTTGATTATGATCGCAAAGGCTGTATAATCTACTATATACTAATTTAACTTATAGGAAACCGACGATGACATTAGAAGAAACTCAACAAGGTCTGGCAGAAATGGCAGAAATCTGCGAGCATCCAGAATATAAGATTGCTGCAGACTACATTTCACAAATCACACATCAATCCTTATTGGGTTTTATGCACCCAGTGGAATACCGTGCCATGATTAAAGAAGTGCATGTACAAGTCATTGATGCCGAGGACTCAGAATTCAAAACTCAGTTAAATACACTTATAGAGAGTTTATTAACTCTATTAGATGCAGCATTAAAAGCCCAAGAAGACAAACAGTCTTTAGAAGCTTAAAAATATAATATAATAAAATTAAGGAGCTAGTATGACAACAGAAATAAAAAGCGAAAGTGCAAAGAAAAATGAAGATTGGATGAATTCAAAATGGCGTCCGGCTATGGGCTGGTCGTACATGTTGACCTGTGTAGCAGATTTTGTAGCATTTCCTATACTATGGAGTCTAGTACAAGTGATCGGCGGCGGCCGTGTTGAAACACAATGGCAACCAATTACGTTGCAAGGTGCTGGACTATATCACATTGCCATGGGTGCTGTGTTGGGTATTGCTGCTTACGGTCGCACACAAGAAAAGTTGGGCGACAAGGCTGGCGCAACAATGCCGGTACCGAGTACACCGGCTCCTAGTTTCGGCGCATCAGCTGCACCCGCGCCGTCCTTTGGTGCACCAGCTTCACCAGCACCTGCGTTTGGTAATGCAACCTCTGTAAATGATAGTGGAAAAAAAGTTGTACCGCAGGCTACTCAGCCCGAACTATAAAGGAAAATAAAATGAAACAATTACTATTATTTTTAATCATTGCTGTATTTGCTTCTTCACCAGCGATTGCCGCCGAACCAACCAAGAAGACAACACCACAAAAGAAAGAAGTTAAAAAGCACAAGAAGGTAGAAGGCTCTAAGGTTCCCGACAATAAACCAAAAGCCCCAGCTAAAAAAGAAGTAGACAAAAAGAAGTAATTGGTTTAAAAACTAATGCCGGTATAGTTGACTCTGCCGGCATTTTCACGTATAATACAAAGATATGACCCATTACAATACTTTAGGCGTATCCGAACAAGCCGGACCAGACGAAATCAAAAAGGCTTATAGGAAACTAGCAAGCCAACATCATCCCGACAAGGGCGGTGACAAAACCAAATTTCAAGAAATACAGTCGGCATACGACACACTCAGTGATGATCAAAAACGCCAGCAGTACGATATGCAACGACAGGGATTTGGTGGGCAAAATGGCGGATTCCAATTTCATTTCAATCATGGTAATCTTGATGATATTTTTAAAAACTTTGGTTTTGGTCATGACCCATTTGTGCAGCAACGTCAACAACAGCGTCGAAACAAAGATCTGCGCATTGAAATTCCGATCCCATTGGTTACTACATTAGAAGAACAAAAAAAAACTATACAGGTAACCACCACTACAGGTGAAAAATCCAACTTGGAAGTTACCATACCACGCGGTGTTACCCATGGAACTAATATCAAATATAGTGGTTTAGGTGACAACATGTTCAATACCATCCCCCGTGGAGATTTGTATGTGCAATTTAATGTTCATTCAGCTGAAGGATTTGGTGTACACGGAATTGACTTATATACCGAATCTCGTGTAAACTGTTTGTTAGCTATTGCAGGTGGTCCTGTACAAGTTACTGGATTGGATGGACGAGTATTTGAAATGACCCTAAGTCCAGGAACACAAGCCGGAACACGATATAGAATTCCACAACAAGGATTGTACCAAATGAACTCTACCACACGTGGAGATTTATACATTGAAATTGTTCTTACCGTTCCACAAAACTTTAGTCCAGAAGCATTGGACATTGTGCGTGGCTTAATCAACTCTTAACTAAATATTTTTATGATACACCACAATCCTGAAATTGAAGTTGTCGTTTCCAATGCCACTGATCTAGCAAAAAAATATAACCACGAATATGTAACTTTAGAGCATCTTGCTCATGGGTTGGTTAGTTTTAAACCTTTTAGCGATTTACTGATAGCCTTTGGCGCAGACAACCTCGGTTTATTAACCGACCTGGAAGAATACCTTGATCGGCAGACTTATATTGCCAACACCGAACAGGATATTATTCCCAAGAAAACACACAGCCTAGAGCGAGTGTTTAATCGTGCTTTCACACAGGTATTATTCAGCGGACGCAATCATGTGCAAATCATTGATATCTTCTTAAGTATTGTGTCAGAAGTAAACAGCCATGCCAGTTACTTTTTTATCAAGTACGGACTTGAGCGTAGTCAAATGGTAGAATTTTATAATTCAAACTATGTTGAAAGCAAAGGCAAACGCATCAGTCCCGACATTCGTGCCGATGACATACTCAAAGAACATTGCGAAAACTTAAATTTACAAGCCAAAGAAGGCAAAATTGATCCTGTGGTAGGACGTGAGTTTGAACTAGATGAAATTGCACAGGTACTTGCCAAACGCAACAAATCAAATGTGCTGTTAGTTGGCGATCCGGGTGTGGGTAAGACTGCTATTGCCGAAGGACTGGCACGCAATATTGTCGATGGTCGTGTACCGGAATATCTACGTGATTACACGGTTTACAACTTGGACATTGGCTCATTGCTTGCTGGTTCAAAGTATCGAGGCGAATTTGAAGAAAAGTTCAAAGATGTTATCGGGGCACTAAAGTCAAAAGGCAAGTGTATTTTGTTTATCGACGAAGCACACCAAATGCGTGGTGCCGGAAGTGCTGGCAACAGCTCTGTAGATTTTGCCAACATGATCAAGCCAGCGTTGAGCAAAGGTAATATCAAAGTCCTGGCAAGTACTACATGGGAAGAATATACAAGTAGCTTTGAAAAAGACCGTGCCCTAATGCGTCGCTTTGTGCGTATGACAGTAGAAGAACCCACTCCGGCGGTAGCCAAAGACATTCTACGTGGCCTACGTGAATACTTTGAAGACTTCCATGGTGGTCAAATCAGTGATGACGCTGTTGATGCCGCTGTTGATTTATCGGTTCGATATCAACCAGACAAGCGGCTACCAGACAAGGCCATTGATTTAATTGACACAGCCGCGGCCAAATTAAAAATCAATGCTATGAATTGGACTGTGCGTAAGAATCACATTGTTGATATTATCAGCAGATTTACCAAGATTCCAGTAGAACAAATTGGTAGCGAAAGCACCAAGAGTCTTGTTAATTTGGAAGAAACAGTCAAAACAAAACTATACGGACAAGACAAGGTTGTTGAAACTGTATTAGAAAAGATCTATGTGGCTCGTGCAGGTCTAAAGTCGTTGAATAAACCAATTGGTAATTTCTTATTCCTGGGGCCAACAGGCACAGGTAAAACAGAACTTGCTAAATTGTTAGCAGAAGGCATGGGCATGAAGATGCTACGATACGACATGAGCGAGTATCAAGAGAAACACTCTGTTGCCAAGTTGATTGGTGCTCCCCCAGGATACATTGGTTATGATGATAGTAACCTAGGCGGTGGTATGCTGATCAGCGACATCGAAAAGAATCCCAACTGTGTTATCTTGTTTGACGAAGTTGAAAAAGCACATCAGGACGTAATGAATGTTCTATTACAGTTAATGGATGAAGGTACTATTACAAGTTCAAATGGCAAGAAAGCGGATGGACGTAATTCTATTATTATTCTTACAAGTAATTTGGGTGCTGCCGACAATGAACGCAATACAATTGGTTTTGGTAAGGATTTACAAAAGTCCGGCGAAGATGACAAAGCAGTTAAAGATTTCTTTAAGCCAGAGTTTCGTAATCGTTTAGATGGTATCTGTAAGTTCAACAAACTAGACGCAGTAAGCATCAAGAAGATCGTTGCTAAGTTTATTAACGAAATGAATGAGTTGCTCAGTGAAAAGTCACTAAAAGTAAGATTGACCGAAGCTGCTGTAGACCATCTGGTTGAAGTTGGTTACGATGCTAAACTAGGTGCTCGTCCATTGGGTCGTAAGATTAACGATTTGATTAAAGTACCACTCAGTAAGAAGATCTTATTTGAAAACATTGAAGCTAATCGTATTGTTGAAATAGATTATGCAGATGAAGAATTCAAACTAACCGTGCTCGAGGCATTCCCCAACGTAGCACCTATGATAGATTCAAATGGATATATTGTCTTGGACTCAGTGCAATCCTAAGATTGCAGTAGACCACACTCTCAAAAAATACTTCGGGCGATACTTATACAAAATAATTGTATATGCCCCAGCGGGCAGATTAATTGACGAGAAAGTCTCGATAAATTCGGCTCTGGAACATAGACTCGCTGTTACTAAAAATATTAATCAGTCTGGATGGTGGGGACATAGATATAACAAAGATTTAGATCATGCTGATATTGAATTACTAGAAACGCTACGTGATCTGCGCCGAAATCCAAATGGCCTTAAGCTGAGAGTTGAAGAACCTAGAGTACAAATATATGCTGAAACCGAAACAGAACTGCTGAATCTAATAAACAATCAATTAAAACCATTTTGTAAATATGTCGAGAGCATCGCCGGACCAGCTGATAGTGAAGCAGAAGAAGTATTAAATTCTGGCGCTATCATACGCAAGACCGATATTGGATATACACATAAAGTAATCATACGAGACGGGCGATATACCTCCGAAATTAAAATGAGTATATTACGCTACCTAACCAATTTAAACGGTGATACTCTAACCATATCTGACAATTTGATAGCTATGTTAACAGGCCGAAGTGGTTATGTATGGAATGCGTATTTTTATACCAATGATCCCAGTGTGACCATGTTCCTTAATTTAATCCATCCCAATTTGGTACTGAATATTCACGAGCTGGTTGTGCTGCCACATAAATAATAGCATATTATCAAGGAGCCCGTGATGGCAAAGCTACAAGAAGATGTATTAGTAATTAAAATTAGCAAATTGATTAAAGATTCAGATGAGCCGGGTAGTGCATTGACTGAAGAATTAATCGTAAGTTTAGAAGCAGTGGTACAAGAATTGGCAGGTGCGGGCACACTTGTAGAAGTAACAACAGCCTAATCAACTAACTAAAGAGAGAAATCAATGAGTGATAAGAAGATCGACCAAAAAGACGCTGTAGCAATGATCAAAGCTGCTGCCGCAAAACAGAAGCAACAGGCACAGCAGGCACCACAAGCAGGTGCTCAGCAACAACAAGGTCAACCGTTTGACTTTAGCAAGATTCATTTGCACATCGGTATTCCTTGCTACGGTGGCATGGTAAGTGAGCCAACCATGACTAGTTTCCTGCGTTTTACATTGTTGGCACAACAGGCCGGTTTAAATTGGTCTTTGGATACCATGGTCAATGAATCACTGGTAACTCGTGCTCGTAATAACTTGATGGCTAAGATGATGACCAACACACAGGCCACACATTTTATGTTCATTGATGCTGATATCCGTTTCCAGCCAGAATCAATCCTGCAGATGATTGCATACGATAAAGAAGTTATCGGTGGATTATATCCTAAAAAAGCATTGCCTGTAAGTTATGTTATTAACTTGAAACCAGAAACAAAGATACAAGGCGACATTTTTACAGTAGATACAATGGGCACAGGTTTCTTGTTGTTCAAGCGTCCTGTGTACGAAAAACTGATTGCTGCACATCCAGAATGCAAATATGTAGACGATGTAGGTCTAGGTAAACAGTACGAGCCAATGATGTATAGTATTTTTGACTGTAAAATTGATGAGCGCGGACACTATTTGAGCGAAGATTGGCTGTTCTGCCGTCGTTGGCAAGAACTAGGTGGCGAAATCTGGGCACACAGTAAAGTCCTGCTTAACCACGTTGGACACTATGAATATGCTGGTGATTTGGATAAGATCGCCATTGGCAAGCGTGGTTCAATGGGTATCATTGAAGACACACTGGCTGCACAAGGCGCTAAACTACAGCAACCACAGCCTACAAACTAAGTACCGCTAGCCAGCAAGTTCGGTAAATACAGTACTATGTATATTTCTGAACTTGCTGAGCCTTCTTTATTGGTCATATATCCTGGCCGTTTTCAACCCTTTCACAAAGGTCATGCTCAAGTGTTTGAGCACTTAACCACCAAGTTTGGCCGCAACAATGTCTATATTGCAACCAGCAACAAAACAGACAATAATAAAAGTCCTTTTACATTTGCAGAAAAAGCATATTTTATGCAACTCACTGGAGTTCCTGCAGATCGTATCATCCAAGCGACACAACCATATCAGATTGAAAATGTACTAAGTTCGAGCAATATTCAAATTGCCAATCCCAGCAATACTGTAGTTATATTTGCTGTTAGTGAAAAAGATATGGCGGAGGATCCACGCTTTAGTTTTGCTCCTAAAAAGGACGGCAGCGATCCTTATTTCCAGCCATTGAAGAATATCAGAGATACTGTGTCAATGCAACAACACGGTTATATCATGACCGTGCCCACCTTTGATTTTCAGGTTTTAGGACAGCCCATGCGGTCCGGCACAGAATTGCGTGACATGTATAGTTCAGCGGACCAACAGCAACGCCAGCAAATTATTGCAGATTTATTTGGTCGCTATACTCGCGAAGCTGAACAAATCATGAATAATAAAATACCAGCTGTGCCAACAGAGCCTGTGCAGGAAGAAGCTGCCGGGGTTGGTGTTGTTGCTAAAAATAAGAAGATGGCCAATGATCCACGCTACTCAATGAGCATGAGTTGCGATGTAGATCCCAGCACACCAGATAAAAACCTACGTGCATTTAGCTTAAAAGAAGGTGCCGTGGACGAGTTGGAAGCACGTAGAATCGAAGATTTAAACCGTTTAATGGACGAGATCAAAGAACGCATTACCACCGAAAAATTGCCTGCCAAATATGTGCAGGCCTTAAAAGATCGAATGCTCAAACTAAAAGCCGAGCGCGATAGTTACTACAGAATTAATACTTAATAAATATATTATAACGGAATAAAGCAATGAAAACTACAGAATTTCTACAAGAATCAATTGACCAACAAGAATACAACGATGAAGCTGGTATGGCCAAAAACAGCCTACACACCATCGTTCGTGTGGCCACACACCTAGAGCGTGAACTAGGCGATAACGAAAACTTACCGGAATGGTGTCAAGAAAAGATTGCACAGATCAAAGGCATGATGGTTAGTGTCATGGACTATATGATCAGTCAGCACGAAATGGGCAAGCAACAAGAAATTCCAAATTTTGACACAGCGTCAGCTGAACAACAGTTTGCTGAATCACTTAGCGAAGACGCCTCGGGCGGTTCAAGTTCTAGCAGTACTATCGCTGTCAGCATGGAAACACTAGGCGACAAAGGCACATTTAGCCGTCGCGACGTCATGAAACAATTAGGCAGTTACGGCAGCAAACCAAAGGGCGCCGGTCCGGTCAAGTTAGGCAAGTAATGGATAATAATTTTAGCAAGATTTTAGATATCTTCAAGAGTTTAGATGAAGGCAATCAATTTGCCGGCCAAGCTGTTGGACAAAAACCCGGTATGCATTGGCATGGTACCGACGCTGGCACTCCTGGTAAGAAATTAGTTGGCGAACAAGAATGTGAACAACCAATGTCATTGAGTGACAAGTTGCGTGCTCGCTGGGAAGAAACAAAACGTGCAAAAGGCATACAAGAATACGGGGCTCCTAATACTGCCAGTGCTGGTGGCGGTGCAACACAAGACCCACAACAATCAGCAACAGATTTAGCACAAGCAACACAAACAAGTCAGAAAAATTTATCAGCTCTTAAACAAGCAGGTGTAAATATTTCAACCGGTATTCCGCAGGCAACACAGGCCGCAGCCAAGATGGCCACCAATCCTACTGCTATTCCAAGCGCACAAGATAAAAAAGTTGATATGGAGCTAGGCTCTGAACTCGGGCAGCTGGCTGCAAAAGTCGACCCGGGAAAGTTTGCTCAAGTAGTCAGCGCCATTAAACAAGCTAAACAACAAGGCGGAGTAGAATAATGAATCTGTACGACATAGTTACCCCAATGACCATGGATGAAGCCAAGGCAACTAGCCAACGCTCGGACCCCAAATGCTGGAAGGGCAAGCATAAAGAAGGCACCAAAGTCAAAGGTGGTGTGCGTGTTAATAACTGTGTACCCAACGAAGGTGTTGAAGAAGGTATAGTGGGCGGAACACAGCATGTACCTGCTGAAGCAGAAATTAAAAAGATTATTTGGGACACACTACATATCAGTGAGCCAACTGCTAAAGAATCGGTTGAAGCTGCTATTACTATGTTGTCCAACCGTCCAAAGACTCGCATGGTTCAACAGCTAATGGGACACTTAAAGGCATTGTCAGACCGTGCTCGTCTTCCATTGGATCCAGCTATACGTAGAGTGTTGAATCGTTATAACGAAAGCGTTGATGAGGATAGTTGGTATGCCGGCGACGGCGGTGAGTGGGGTCAAGGAGATGCGTGGACCAGTGACAAGCACGAAATGGTTGAAACTGTTAGTGCAGCATCTAACCCTGCTGACTCAATGAGTCCTATACATGGTGAAGATGCCAACTCAGCTGTGCCTACACAAGGCCCGGGAGTTGATGATGCACAAAGTCCTATACATGGTGGTATGGATGAAGCACGTTTAATGGTAGGAGATCCTGTCATTGTAACAGCACCAAATGAATTTGAAGGCAAGACTGGCGAGATTAGTGAGTTCAGTCCAAGCGGTAAGTTTGTTATTGTCGACCTGTACAATTACGGCGAACACAGTATGCACCTGAGTGATGTTGAATATAATCAACATGCAGACGATGAAGATGAAATGGATGAAGGTTATGCCTCCACTATTGGCATAAATCCTCCGGCGTTGGATGCTGTAAAACAATGGAAAATCCAAGTCAGACAACTGGTTGCGGACTACATTAAAAATCCTCAAGGTCTGTATAACCTAGCCAAACGAAAAGGTCCAAATAGTGCTGAGGCCATAGCCTACAAATATCTCATGAAGCCAACAGGTAAAATTCCGTTGCCGCCAAATCAACAAGGTATGACAGAAAATTCTGATCCTAGTCCAGTGGCCGGTGCTATCACACGTCGCATATTACAACAGCGTTTAGACTTGTTGAAACAATACGGTCCCGAACTGGTGGGTGCCGCTGTGGATAATGTTGCTGACTATGTGGGTGATGTTGATGAAATTGGTAGTAGTGATGTTAGCGGTTGGGTCTCACAAGTTGAGCGTATGCTCAAAGAAAACCCACCAGAGGCATTTGGTGAAGGCTGGAGTGATGCGATTGTTTCACAAAGAACAGGCTCACCACGCACTCCTTACTCAGTTTATATCAAGGGTAAGAAGTGGAAAGACTTTGAAAACGAAGATCATGCAGAAGCTGTAGCAAATAAATTACGAGCCAAGTTCAAGATCGACGGCCGTGATCCAGGGACTATTACCATTTCTCCTACAGACATGTCAGAAGGTTCAAGAAGCTCTGCTATACAACAAGGTCAGCAGGACTATGCCCGAGGCTTATCAAAACAACAAAATCCTTATTACAAATCTGACAACGGAAAAACATCCCCTGCGGCATACGACTGGGAAGCTGGATGGGATGATGCCAAAGACTCTGGCAAGATTCCACAGCCGAGTGTAGCAGAAGACTGGAGCAAAAAGTACAAGAAGAGTATAAACTGTAGTCATCCCAAAGGCTTTAGTCAAAAGGCTCATTGTGCTGGCAAGAAAAAACATAATGAAAGCCATGAAGCAATGGAAATGGTCTGCGAAGACTGTGGCATGTGTGAAACACACGGTGATCATTCACAGCAAAGTCTAGGTGAAGCCTGCTGGAAGGGCTATCACAAAGAAGGCATGAAGACCATGTTTGGAAAACGATATCCCAACTGTGTTAAAAACAAAAATGAAAGTCTTGAAACTTACATCAAACGTGGCGAATGTCCTGGTTGTGGGGGACCAATGGTCAATGAGGACCAGTTGAACGAAAAGCAAGATGCCTGCTATCACAAGGTTAAATCAAGATACAAGGTATGGCCCAGTGCCTATGCTAGTGGTGCATTGGTGCAGTGTCGCAAAAAAGGTGCCGCCAACTGGGGTAATTCCAATGAAAGCATCACTCAAGAAGAATATGACCAATTGGATGAAAACTTAAAAAAATGGTTCAGTGACAAATGGGTCCGTTTTGGTCCAGATGGAAAAATCAAAGGCGATTGTGCCAGAGGCGATGATAGTGAGGGCAAACCCAAGTGTTTGCCACAAAGCAAAGCACACAGTCTAGGTAAAAAAGGTCGTGCTAGTGCGGCAGCTCGTAAGCGTAGAGAAGATCCTAATCCAGAGCGTAGTGGTAAGGCCATAAATGTCAACACCAAGAAAACATCAAACGAAGGTCAGACTGACTACCAAAAGCGTCGCCAGCGTGAGCGTGATATAGATGCTGGCAAACCTGTAGCCCGTCAGCCACGTAACCCACAGACTGACTATGCTCGGAAACGTGCCAAAGAGAAACGTGACTTGGAGCAGTTTGGCGAAAGCACGAACTATTGGACTCGACTAAAAAATGAACGCAACACAACAACCGCTAAATTAGTGGCAGAATTACAAGAAACAATTGAGGATATCAAATGAAATCAACAGAATTTATCACCGAAACAATTGAGGAAACAGCGGCATGGCGGCGCAAAGAAGGCAAAAGCAAAACTGGCGGGCTAAACAAAAAAGGTGTTGCAAGTTATCGTAGAGAGAATCCTGGTTCAAAATTACAAACAGCAGTGACTACCAAACCCAGCAAGTTAAAAAAAGGTTCAAAAGCTGCCAAACGTCGTAAAAGTTTCTGTGCCAGAATGGGCGGTGTTAAAGGCCCGATGAAAAAACCCAACGGCAAACCAACACGTAAAGCCCTGGCTCTGCGTAAGTGGAATTGCGAAAGCGTTGAGCAATTGGAAAACATGTTGATGATTGCCGAATCTTGGGCCAAAGAAAAAGGCATTGTATAATGGAAGATTTACAAAAATTAACTAAAATTGCATTTGCAAGCGAGTTTACGTTTTACTTAAAAGCGCATTTCTTTCACTGGAACGTGGAAGGAGAAAACTTTTATCAATTCCATAAACTTTTTGGAAAAATCTATGAAGAAGTGTATGACAGCATCGACGGGTTCGCTGAAAACATTCGCAAGTTGGGTGCATATACTCCGGGATCATACACACGTTTTAGTGCTCTGACACAAATTGAAGATGAAACCAAAGTGTTGCTGGCCGAACAAATGACTGCAGAATTGTTGGCAGACTCAGACATGATGTGTCAATTACTCAAACGCAATTTTGATTTGGCTACTGCTGCTGGTGAAGAAGGCTTGGCCGATTTCATGGCCGGACGCATGGACGCTCATAGAAAACATTCATGGATGCTGCGTGCCACACTAAAATGAAAATAACAGAAGTCGTTGTTGCGGATCAAGACTTACGCATGTTACCTAGTAACATGCCCAGCCTTGAAGAAAATACAACCAATAACTTTGTTAAAAAGTTTGCTCCGTGGGTAGCAGAACAACTAGGCATTGAACAATTACCAAAAATTAAACTGCTAGACAAACCAATGGATAAGACTTTTGGTATGTATGCGCCAGAAGACCGTTGCATCTACTTGGTCACAGGTGGTCGTCATCCTGTTGATGTATTGCGTACATTGGCACACGAACTGACACACTTTAAACAAGATACAGAAGGCAACTTGCCACCTGGGGCAGGCGAAACAGGCACTGATCAAGAAAACCAAGCCAACAGTGAAGCCGGCATCGCCATGCGTGACTTTGCTGAAAACAATCCCGAGTACTTTGGACTTAGTGAAGATATGCGTCGTACAGCCGGGGTTAAAAAAGGCGACACCATTGATTATGCTGATCTAATGAGATTGCATGGCCGTGCCACGGAAATGAAAAAAAGTACAAATCGTGCCACACGTGAGCGCGGTGTAAAGATGGCACGGCAGGTCACCTGGTTTAAAAATTTTCATAAGAGAAAAAGTCAGGCTGCAGGATCATGAACCAATACCCAGTTTACCCAGAAACTCAAGAGGGCGACAACAGTGATTATAAACGAAATCCTTACAGCCCAGTCTGATGCCCAAGCGGAACTAGATGCCATCTTGGCACGTTGCTGTGAGCTGGTGCTCAATGGCCAAGAATCCGATGACAAGTTTTACGGCATGGTTGGAGCCTGTGTGGTATGCCCGGGTGGTGAACTTGTTTATGGTGTTAACTACGAAGCTGCAGACGGTCGCCGAGTACACGCCGAACGTGCTGCCTTGGAACGCTGTGCCAATGTCACTCCAGAATGTATCGTAGTAACCACCTTGAGTCCTTGCAATCGTCCCATGGATGAACGCTCAGGCGAAAGTTGCGAAGACCTGATTGCCGAATACGGCATCAAACATGTGTACTGTGGATACAAAGATCCCACACAGGATCATGCTGTTGGCATTGAAACTCAGAATCCAAAACTACGTGAACTGTGTAAAAAACTATCCGATACATTCTTAAAAGAAAACTTTGCCGACGGCAAGGTTAAGGGCAAAAGTCGTCCAGGACGTGTAAAACGTAGTGGAGCCAGTTGCAACGGTAGTGTAACCGATCTACGCAAGCGAGCTAAAAATGCTTCGGGTGAACGTGCTCGAATGTATCACTGGTGCGCCAATATGAAATCAGGCAAGAAGAAATGAGTCACATTGTGGCCAACTTACCACCGGTAAAATGTTTTGTTCGACGTGAGTTTCTTTATGATCATGAGTCAGGTCACGGAGAACTGGAACCATGCTGGTGGGTTAGCATTAAGAGTTTGAGAGGTCAAGCATTCCGTATCGAAAGCTATCTCAACAACTATGGTGCCCTGTATGACAAGTTACCGCTACATGCTTACTGTTGGAAACCGATTGAAGGTGATGCCTTGCCCTTGGACTATTTGCAATTATGGGACTGTCTTAGCTACGACATCACAGTGATCAAAAAAGCACAGTTACAAAGCATGAAATGTAAATTTAAATTAAAAGATGGAGGGTGGATGTCAGGTGAATACATGTTTACTGTGGACTCAGCACATCCAGACTTCAACACATTGGACACAGGCTTTAGCGAAGATGTGGAAGATCACAAAAGCTACAATTTTATTCGATGTGACAACGGACAGTTTGCCGCACAGCCCAACAACAGATTGATCATACTAGAACCCAGTAGCAATCCTCGAGAACTCAAACAGCCAGACTTTCGGGTGGCCACTCGGCGTTGGAGTGTGGAAACAGATCCCAAATGGGCTCTCGGCGACACCAATACTGTCATGTACGAACAGGTAAAAAATTAAAACAAATACACTACCTTAGGACCTTATGGTTACTAGTGTATGCCCGGCTGCTGGGCTAGATATTATGGGAGTCGTGCCCCGGAATGGTATCTTAAAGTGAGCAATAATCTGACAATTCTCTTGCAATTTTAAATTAAATCGTGTACAATAAATCAATTAATTAGGAGATATCAATGGCATCACGTATGTTTAGCGCCGAACAAAAGGCCAAGCTCAATCAAATCATGAATGAAGGTATTGCTGTAATGCAAGAAGTGGAAGACCTTACAGCCGGACTTAACGATACTATCAAAGCTGTCGCAGAAGAACTCGAAGTTAAACCAGCTGTGCTTAAGAAAGCCATCAGGATTGCCCAGAAAAGTAAACTTGGTGATACCAATGCTGAACACGAAGAACTCAACGACATCCTTGAAACAGTAGGCAAAACACTTTAATGTTTCCGTTTGGTGACTGGCTCTACGCTAGTTGGGGCTACATAAAAAAAGATTACAACGAATGGCCTCTACGATTTTGTGCAGAAGTGTTTGCCTGGGCATGTAGTTTAGTCAGTGCTGTTATATTTGCGTATAGCGTACCACATGTACCAGTAATTCCTCTTTACAGTATATTCATTTCTGGTTGCTTAGCCAGTGCATGGACCTGCTGGACTAGAGGCAGCTTTGGACTGTTGGCCAATTATATTTGTTTAATCACCATTGACGCTGTGGGATTGATCAGATTTATTTTACATTGACATTTGTCAATCAAACATATATATTATAGTAGAGTCGCTGGCTTAACCAGCATGAAGAGTCAGTGCAAGCTCAAAGTCGCACACATTAGGAGAATCAATGTCTTATATAGACGCATTATTTGATCGTGAACACGATCGTATTCACGTTGTAGAACGAATCGGCGGCGAACGTGTATACAAAGAGTATCCAGCAAACTACGTTTTCTACTACGATGATGCACGTGGCAAGTTCCGTACAATTTTTGATACTCCTGTTAGCCGTTTTTCAACACGCAACGGCAAAGAGTTTCACAAAGAACAACGAGTCAACTCTGGTAAGCGACTGTGGGAAAGTGATATCAATCCCATCTTCCGTTGTTTAGAAGAAAACTATCTAGGTGTAGACTCTCCAAAACTGCAAACAGCTTTCTGGGATATTGAGGTCGACTTTGACCCACTCCGCGGATATAGCAAACCTGAAGATCCATTTAACGCCATCACAAGTATTAGTGTGTACTTAGACTGGATGGATAAATTAGTCACTCTGGTGGTTCCGCCTAAAAGCTATTCGTGGCAGTCCGCAGAAGAAATTGCCGCTACGTTCGACAACTGCTTTTTATTTGAACGAGAAGAGGACATGCTTAACACATTCCTTGACCTGGTGCAAGATGCAGACATACTGTCAGGCTGGAACTCAGAAGGATTCGATATACCATATACTGTCATGCGTATTATCCGCGTCCTAAGTAAAGATGATACTCGCAGACTATGCTTGTGGGGACAATTACCCAAACAACGTACCTTTGAACGCTTTGGCGCAGAACAGCTTACATTTGATCTAATAGGCCGTGTGCATATGGACTATATGCAACTGTATCGCAAATACACCTACGAAGAACGTCACAGTTATAGCTTGGATGCCATTGCCGAATACGAACTAGGTGAACGCAAGTTGGCCTACGAAGGCACCCTGGATCAACTGTACAACAAAGACTTTCCAAAGTTCATTGACTATAACCGTCAAGATACCATGTTGTTGTCAAGACTAGATAAGAAGTTACGCTTCTTAGATCTTGCCAATGAACTGGCACACGATAATACTGTACTGCTACAAACCACTATGGGTGCGGTGGCAGTTACCGAGCAAGCCATTATCAATGAAGCCCACTCACGAGGCCTAGTAGTTCCCAACAGGAGAAGTAGAGATGACCAAGGTAATACACAAGCCGCAGGTGCCTATGTTGCTTTCCCAAAAAAAGGCATGCACGAATACGTCGGTGCCATCGATATCAACTCGCTCTACCCATCAGCGATCCGTGCTCTTAACATGGGACCCGAAACGATCATTGGGCAATTAAGAACTATAATGACTGACCACTATATCAAAGAAAAAATGGATAGTGGATCAAGTTTTGCTGATGCATGGGAAAACATGTTTGGTACTTTGGAGTATCAAGCAGTTATGAATTCAGAAGTAGGCACAGAAATTACTATAGACTGGGAAGCTGGCGGCAGTGATGTAATGAGTGCTGCAGATGTATGGCGATTGATATTTGATAGCCGCCAGCCTTGGACATTGAGTGCCAATGGCACAATATTTAAACATAATGTTAAAGGGATTATCCCAGGATTATTGGAGAGATGGTATGCTGAACGTAAGGAAATGCAAGCTAAAAAGAAAACCGCAACATCTAAGGAAGATGAAGCGTTCTGGGACAAAAGACAGCTCGTTAAAAAAATTAACCTCAATTCACTATATGGTGCGATCCTCAATCCGGGTTGCAGGTTCTTTGACCAGCGTATTGGCCAGAGCACGACACTTACTGGGCGCATCATCGCGAAACACATGGACGCACATGTCAACGAAGCTATCACCGGTGAGTACGACCACGTGGGTAAAGCCATCATATACGGGGACACAGACTCGGTCTATTTCTCCGCGTGGCCGGCCCTTCAAGAAGAAGTAGCCGCAGGTCGCATGGAATGGAACAGAGAAATTTGTGTACAGTTATACGATACTATTGCAGACTCTGTTAATGCTTCATTTCCACAATTTATGGAACGTGCTTGTCATTGCCCAAGAGAAATGGGCGCTATTATCATGGGCGGTCGCGAACTTGTTGCATCAAAAGGATTATTCATTAAAAAGAAACGCTATGGTATTTTGATATTTGACATGGAAGGTATTCGTGTGGATACGCACGGTAAACCGGGCAAGATGAAGGCCATGGGTCTTGATCTCAAACGATCAGATACTCCCAAGGTAGTACAGGATTTTTTAAGCGAACTCTTGATGGATGTATTAACTGGTGCTCAAAAGGAAGCTGTTATCGAAAAGGTCAAAGAGTTTAAATTGCTGTTTGCTACCAGGCCGGCATGGGAAAAGGGTACACCTAAACGTGTAAACAACCTGACCAAGTATGCGGCAGAAGAAGCACGCCTAGGCAAAGCCAACATGCCCGGACATGTTCGTGCCGCAATGAACTGGAATAACCTAAAGCGTATGCATGGAGATAACTACAGTACCAGTATTGTAGATGGCATGAAAACCATTGTATGTAAGCTAAAGGATAATCCGGTTGGGTACACCAGCGTAGGATACCCCACAGATGAAACTCATATCCCGCAATGGTTTAAGGACTTACCGTTTGACGACACAACAATGGAATCAACTATCGTGGATCAAAAGGTAGAGAACTTGTTGGGAGTACTTGAATGGCAGATTGCCGAATCGACAGATATCAAAACAACCTTTGATGACCTGTTTAGTTTTGAATAAAAATATTTTAATAACCTTTGACTTTTTCTAAATAAACCTATACACTAACAACACTTACGGAGAATACACAATGTTTGACTACTTGAAAGATATCGTACAACACACTTATGGCCTAGGCGTCATCTCAATGATCAAGGTAACTGGTACCAAAGACAGCACACAGATTAATGCTTTTGATCAAGCAACTAAAACGGTTGTATTAAATGCAGAATTCAAAGCACCTATTGCTGAGTTTCAAGGCGTGTTTGGTATGCCCAACTTGGATCGATTGAATACTATTCTTAACATTCCCGAATACAAGGAAAATGCTAAGATTACTGTAGCAAGTCAAAAGGACACAGAAGGCAATAATGTTCCTGCCAGTGTAAATTTTGAAAACAAAACAGGCGACTTTAAAAATGCATATCGGTTTATGGCAACTGCGGTCATTAACGATCAATTAAAGAACGTTAAGATGAAACCGGTTAAATGGGGTGTTGAAGTTACGCCCACAGCACTAAGTATTCAAAAATTAAAATTCCAAGCTATGGCACACTCGGATGCTACTACATTTAGTAGCAAGACCGAAAACGGTGAACTGAAGTTCTTCTTTGGTGATGCTGCTAGTCACGCAGGAAGTTTTACATTTGCAACGACCAGCGGTACCTTAAGCAAACAACTAAACTGGCCTGTGTCAGTAGTTAATAGTATTTTGAGTTTACCCGGCGACAAAGAATTTAAGATCAGTGACGACGGTGTTGCTGAAATCACTGTAGATTCTGGACTTGCTGTTTATCACTACATGTTACCTGCACAAACCAAGTAATGACACAAGACGACTTGACTGCCAAGCAGTCAGACTATGCCGTATTCCTGCCGGCGATTAGTGGTTTCTACGCTACCTTTATAGGTAAACAACGTGATCCAGTAAATGGACCGTATGTAGAACCTGGTCGCTTTCCGCAGGGTTTAACAGATATGGAACAACTCAACTGGCTAAATGGTCAGAAGGGGTTGTTTCCTTATAAGTGGTCGCTTTACTCCGGTGGCCACGCCAACCTTGATCTCACCAAGCAGGACTGGAGTGAGGACATGGTTCGCAATCGCGACCCAAACACACTAGTACTAGGTGACTCTGGAGGATTCCAGATCGCTAAAGGACTATGGGAAGGCGATTGGAAAGCAAACTCAGGATGCCCGAAGGCCCAGAAAAAACGTGAACAAGTTTTGGCTTGGCTTGACGGCATTGCTGACTATGGTATGATCCTTGATATTCCAACCTGGGTCATTCATGATAAGAACGCTAGTGACAAGTGCGGCATTCGAACGCTGGAACAAGCGGTAGATGCTACTAAGTTCAATAACGACTACTTCATGAAACATCGCAAGGGTGTTGCCAATGGCGGTGCCAAGTTCCTTAATGTGTTGCAGGGTGCCAATCATCCCGATGCTGATCGTTGGTATGATTTGATGAAAGACTATTGTGATCCTGCGAAATACCCAGACACTCACTTCAATGGTTGGGCCATGGGTGGTCAGAACATGTGCGACGTACACTTGATCCTTAGACGATTAATTGCATTAAAGTATGACGGTTTATTACAAGAAGGTGTGCATGATTGGATGCACTTCTTGGGTACAAGTAAACTAGAGTGGGCAGTACTATTGACAGTTATTCAACGCAATGTTCGTAAGTATGCAAACCCTGCATTTACCATCAGCTTTGATTGTGCTAGTCCTTTCTTGGCAACTGCCAATGGACAGGTGTACTTTGAAAATGTATTCCCGGACAACGGCAAATGGTCCTACAGAATGGCACCAAGCGCAGACGATAAAAAATATGCCACCGACACACGCAAGTGGTCAGATGGTGTGGTCGCAGACGGCAAGTATCCACGGTGGGAAGATAGTCCTTTGAGTGACATGTTCAAAATGAAAGATATTTGTTACTACAAGCCAGGCGACCTAAATAAGAATGGCAAGGAAGGCAAGACATCCTGGGACTCATTCAGTTATGCATTGTTGATGGGTCATAATGTATGGATGCATTTGACAGCAGTACAAGAAGCCAACAGACGTTTTGATGCTGGTGCTCACCCTGCCATGATGCGTAGCACAGGCCCAGGCGGCGAATACTTTGAGGATCTAGTGGAGGCAATTTTTGCCGCGCCAGACCGTGCCACAAGTGAATCTATCATCGAGGCATACAGTAACTACTGGATGGAAATTGTAGGCACACGTGGATTCAAAGGCAAAAAGGCCTTAAATGGCAATGCCATGTTTGATATGTTATTTGAAGTAGAGGGTGGTCAGGACGACGTTATTGAGCCTGAACTAGAATTTGATGAAAGTAAACTTGAACATTTAGGTGAATAGATGAATCATTCAGAAATCCGGTTACAACAATTAGAAGAGGAACATGCCCGAATTAATAAACGCATTGATGGCATGGAAAGCACAGGAGTATTTGAAGATGTTACCTTAGAAGTTTTGAAGAAACAAAGGTTGCATTTGAAAGACGAAATTGCTAAAATAAAAGACAACTTAACTTAGTTTAATATATTATGAAAAGAGCAGGTCACGAAAAAATAAGTTTTTTCATTGGACGAGAAGTAGAACACACGCCAGCATACGGACTCAAAACATTATTTGTAGTGGACTTGCAAGACAGTCAGATTGTCATGCAAGAAGCAATGAATAACGATTGTACTCACATTTATTTTGGTGCTAACCAAAGTTTTCCCAATTTGGATACCGACGATGGTGACAATTGGCGTGAGTGGGACACAATGATTAACGATTGTTTGCAAAAAGGATTTCTATGCACGTTGGATCTAGACAGTACCTGTGTTGAAGGTCTAGTAGAATCCAGTCTGGTGGAGTACAATAACTTTATTCCCATGATTTCGGTGAAATTGCCCTATTTACAACTATTGGGATATAATGCTACAATTAAGCTCGACGACAAAGACTTTGCAGCAACCAATCCCGGAGTATGGTGTCATAGCTTACATGAATTAAAGGATCGTAAACTGTTTACGGATTGGTCAAAGTATACTAAAGATGAAATTATCAAATGAAATTATGGTTCAAAAATTTTCGCATCACTATCTTAAATTGGTTTGCTGCAGGCAGGCTAGTACTGGAAAAAGATAAACCAATGGGATATACAGTTAATGTAAACGGTCCATCTGCTGGTAATCTTTATTACACAGGACTCGGCGGAGGAGGTAATGGTGGTTTTTCATACAACACTCAAACAGATTTATCACATATGAATATAACAGCAAGTAGTATCAACTTTAATGTAGCACAAGCCGCGGGTGGTTGGATTGTGCAAGTTAACAAAATAAATCGCAATGCCGTTACCATTGGCGGGGTTGGTCCCGAATCGGACTTACATATCATACACGAATCAGAAGATTTTGATTCGGCCCTGGGTAAGATTGTCACAATGTCCTGTCTGAAAGCATAATATGAACCAAGAACAAAGAGAGCAAATCGAAAGAGTTAAAGACGAAGCTAAACGTCAAATATGGATCACTTTCCGTAAAGAAGGTATCCACTGTTACCCGGCGGCTGCCACGGATCCAATGTTAAATACTAATGATGAATATAATGTTGCGTTTCTTGCTAATCCCCATCGTCATATTTTCCACTTCCGGGTGTCAATCGATGTGTTCCACAACGACCGGGACATCGAGTTCATCCAGTTCAAACGCTGGTGCGAATCCTTGTACAATATCAATTCCGGTAATAACAATAATTCGAGTTCCGTTTTAGAACTCAACTACAAGAGCTGCGAAATGATCGCAGATGACTTACACTTACAAATTGCCGACAAGTATCCCGGTCGCAATATCACAATTGAAGTATCCGAGGATGGCGAGAACGGATGCTCAATCACTTACAATCTCACTCGCCCTTACAACTCAATCGTAATCTAAAGGAAGCAAAATCATGGCCAAACCAGAATGGCTAACCAAGTATCTTCGTCTCAAGCCCGAAGTAAAAACAATCTTTGAAGATTTAGAAGTATACCACCAATTCTGCCGTGACTATGGATATCCATATGATGAACGTCATTTATACAATGAACGCACACCATACGGCGAATACATGAAAATGGTACGTGGTCGTGAACCTTGGGATCAATGGCGCACTCCTAAGCGTGAACGCAAAGATTTTAAACCACGCGACACGAATTGGAAACCACGTGACTAATCCCTTTCGAGATCAAGAAAAGTTTATGCGGGCTTGCGATCAAACTGTAGAAGATTGGCACGAAACACAATTTAATTTATACAATAAATTAATTGCCGAAGAAGTAGATGAACTCGATGTTGCTGTGGCTGCTGGTGATCGAGTAGAAACGCTGGATGCACTTGTTGATATCTTGGTTGTTACTATAGGTGCTATACATTCAATGGGTGCAGATGCCGAAGGCGCATGGAAAGAAGTCATGCGTACTAACTTTGCCAAGATTGATCACGAAACTGGCAAGGTGCGTAAACGTGAAGATGGCAAGGTTCTTAAACCTGTAGGTTGGACTGCGCCTGAATTAAAGCAGTTTATAAAATAATGGACATAAATCCGTTGCACGACGACCTTATGGTACAACAGCAGTTGCCGGCTGGACTCGATACCAGAGTTGGCATATGGCAACATATGGTGGCAGTGATCATGCTAAACCAAACTGGCCGCAAACCAGTCAAAACGGTTTTTCCTGTGTTTATGAACCAATGGCCCGAACCTGGCAAGTTTCTGCAAGCCAAGGAGACGGAAGTCAAAACAGTAATCCAGAAACTGGGCATGGTCAATGTCCGGTATCAAAGGTTATGTCGTATGACTGAAGACTTTTTGACATGGAAAGGTGAAGATGCTACAATGTTATATGGAATCGGAAAATATGGATCGGACAGTTATGAAATTTTTTTTAAAAATAACTACTTGGTAGAACCCACAGACAAAGAATTAAAGAGATATTTGGAAGAGGAAGTATATGCGTAAGTTATGGTATATGGGCTTGGAGCCCTATAAAGCTCGATACACACTACAACTACAAGAGTGGAATCGTGCGGTATTCGAACGTCGTGGTATCAATTACGAAATTGTAGAAGGCGAAACACTCAGCAACGATCAAGCTATCGTAACCGGACAGGTGTTAGATGCACATGGTCGTACTTACTTTGGTATGAGCCAACTAATGAATCTTGTACGCAAGATGAAACAAGGAGAAGTTACAAATGAAGATGTTATCTACTTTGAAGACATGTTTCAACCCGGTATCGAGAGCTTGCCTTATATTATGGATCAAATCGATCCTGCTCATCGTCCCCGTATTGCTGTTCGGTGTCT